TAGCAGAATTACCAACACTTTTTACAGATTGGTCTAGCTGATCAACTTTATCTTGTAGTTGTCCAGATTTTACGACCGCATTTGCAACGTCAAACTTAAATTCTGAAACAACTGCAAATGCGCTTATACTCATTTTTTATTATCCCTTTGACTCTGCTTCAAGTATTTCCGTAATCGTATCAGTGTATGTTTTAAATTCGGGCAGACTCATGTTGTTTATTTCTGCCCTTGAAACGCTAGTATATCTCTGAAGCCAAGCTACTGTTCTTATAAAGTCTTTAGCTCTGGAGTCAATTTTAAGTTTCCCTTATCACCATCACTTACAAAATGCTGAAGACAAGTCTGGACTTCGTTATATTCTTTATAAGAAAAAACGCTATCTAAATTGTTTCTAGTTAAGGCCGTCATTCTAGCTTCATCAACTTGAACCATTAATATCTTAAGCATTTCTTTTTGAGCTAACATCATCAAAATTGTTTGATCACCGTCAGACTCTTTAGAGGCAGCTTTTGCCGCATTTTCACTATCAATTATTTTAGGCTCTCTAAAGTAAACCTTTTTACCACTTGAAAGCGTATACATTGTTACTTCTAATTTTCCTTGTTCACTCATTTGTTAACTCCTAACATTTATCGTTTATCTAATTATTATCGGGCTTTTACACCCGACTTTTATTAAGCTATTTTAGTTCTTCCAGAAAATTGAAAGCTAATTGATTTAGTTACTTTCTCATTTAAACCACCAGCAGTTTTAGACATACTAAACTGGCCGTCATAATAAGCATAAGTTGTGCTAGATCCATCAGGGTAAAACTCTGTATCAAGTAAAACGTAATCCGAAACACCGATACCAGCTAAGTTATTAGCAATCATAGCATCAAAGTATTCTTCGATTGTTTTATTCTTAACTTCCATATCGAATGAACCTGAAAAGCCTTCGTAAGAAGTATCACCTTCAGGAATCGAAGCCCCAACATAAAAACTTTTTGAAAAGTTAGCATCTTGGTTTATTGAGAAGTTAGTTATCGTATTGATAACAACTGGAGAGCCATCTTGAGTTAAATCAAGTCTTGTTTGATGTCCTCTTATAGAAGCGTCACCAGATTTTCTAGTTAAAAATTTCATTATGAGTCCTCCTCAGTAACAACTACCGATTCACCAATTTCAGCTTGAAGCACGATAAATCTCATTGAGCTAAATATTCTTTGCTTGTATTTAATAAAGAATTTACCAGCAGCAACTGTATCGTTAGTATTTAAAGAATCAATATCTACGATCTTAGCTTTTCCGTCTTGAACTTCACTATCTTTCGGTAGCACCTCAAGAGCTTCGTTTTGCTCAATAAATCTAAGCATTGCCGACTTAGCTGCGATTCTTTTCGATTGCTTATTCACATCATCTTTATAAAGCTTTAAGAACTTACCAATGCTATTAGTAAGAAAGTCAGCCATTCTTCTTCTTAGAATAGTAACCTTAGAGCTGTTAGCGATCTGAGTAACAATAGCAGATTTAATTCCAAACCCAATGTCAGCATCGAACTCAAAAGCAGCAACACCAGCATTATTAAGATCAATATAATCTTGTCTTGTGTAATCATTTTTTAATCCAGTGATACCGAAAAGTAATCCAGCGTTTCCTGCATAACCGACGCTTACATGAGGAGCAACTTGACTGATAAGAGAAGCAACCCATGATGCAGGAGAAGTATATTGCTTAGCTCCGTTTATCACTGTTTCAACCCAGTTAGCAGCATAGATTATTCTTCCAGCCGTATCTCTTAGAGTTACAACAGCAGCTTGAATATTTGCCACTGAGTCATTTTCACCACCAGCACAAATTACCATTTTATCTCGAGTAAGTTCTGCGTGGGCTTTTAAATATCCGTTTCTAATTGCATTGTATGAATCCAAGAAAAGTACACTTCCTGCACCTTCAGCAGCCGCTTTATTAATCGCAGCCTCATAGTCAGTATCAGCAATTGTTCCATCAGATCCAGAAGCTAAATTAGTAAGGGCTTGAACTGCTGGCTCTCCAGAAGCATCATCTATAACTGTTACGTTAACGAGCTTAGAAGCTAGAAGATCCGAAACATTAGTAATTTCAACATTGTCATATACTTCATCTTGGAAAATTTCGTCAGCAAAATCATTACTATCTTTTATAGTATATTTTGAACCAGACACAGAACCAGCTTCAACTGTCACAGAAATTTTATTTCCGTAGACACCTTTGTATTTTGCATCAAACTTAATTTTTGTATCAACTGTTAAAGTACCTAGAGCGTTATCACTTGCGACAACTCTTATCACTTTAATTGAAGAGAATTTTTTGTTTTTTAATTGAATGTTTCCACCATAAAGAGATTTTCCATACTCTTCGTGGAAGTTTTTTAGACTTGTTATTTGAGTAAGTGAATCACCACCTCTTTCAAATTGTCCTGCTAAAATTGCTACACCAGTTCCAACACCATTGATATTAGGCGCTGGCGCTCTTTCGTCAACAACGATTCCATCTACTTCATCGTACTGTAAAGGGTTATTTGTTCTAAAGATACTACCCATAATTTTTCTCCTAAATAGTAAAGTTTTCTTCTATATCTAATTTATCGTCTATCGCAATGTCACTTGTAATAGTAATTTCATTGATCCTTGCTATTGATCTTACAGCAACTTTTGGATAGTTAACAATTAAATCTAGCTTCACTCGCCATTGATCTTTTTGAGAACTATCTTCACCATCAATATAAGTGTAACCGACTTGATCATATCGCGCAATAATATCGTGATATTCTTCGAGTTTTAAACTCAAACCGCATGGCAAATCTTTTTCCATAAAATCAATATTAAGCGAGTCAATAACAGACTCTAACAGTCTACTTCTTTGTATCTTTGATTGTGCCCAAATATCTACTTGGTATTTTGCATCGTAGCTACCAATAATAGTTAATTCCAAATCATTAAGAGGCTCGTCTGGATCTACTTCATATCTTAGTGGAGTAGGCATTTCGTTAGTATATTTCGGAGTACCAACAGTTGTTACTGAACAAGATGGAAATTCTAGGTCACAATTAGCATTAGGAAATTCGTCAATAACTTCAACTAAGTCAGTAACCTTCTCTTTTATGTATTTTACTAATTGTCTACTTGCTGCCAAGTCTGCTGGTAAAGTCATTTAAAGTTCTTCCTTAAGTTAATTCTTATATCTTCCATTATTAAATCAAGTGCATTTGTTAAAACGTGTCTTGGTTTAAATCCTTGCTCTGATATTTTGTTCTGTGTGTACTTTGCCAGCGCCCATACGTGCGAATCTATCTCTGGCTTTTTTAGCACCCTTCTAGCCCAGTTTAGTAATGGCCCTATCGGTGGTGTAAATGGTCTAGCTCCAAATTCTATCATAGCAGCGTGGGGAGCATAGTTTCCAAGTAAAGCGTTCTTTTCTGAAATAATTAAATCCCATGATTGAGCATATAAACCAGTATCCACTGGTGAAGACTCAACAATAATTCGCAGGTTTTTAAGAAGAGCATCAATGACACTTTTCTTATATAGCTTAACACTCTTCTTTTTATATACTTCTATTTCTTTTGAAAAGTTTTCAAGCTTAACTGTTTTTTGCATTATTCACCTTTTACGTGATCATTATATTCATTCATGCAATGATCTGGATCTTGAAGAATAACTTCTAATACATTACAAAAACCTCTTGCATATATATTGTGACCTTCTATCTTTCCCAAGTTTGCCGATAGCGTAGTTTTATAAGTTCCAAAAAATATCGTTCCAAGTAAAATACTTATCGCTACAAATAAATTCCAGACATATTTCTTCATTATAGCAAGCTCGTTGCGATTATATCAGTAAGGTTTTTTGAAACTTCAATTGGTATTACTAAATTCTTATAAGTAATGGTTTTAGTTTCATCATCTTCAGTATATGTAATCGTACAAGTAACAGTTTTTTCTGTAGATACAGTTTCAATCAGCTTAGCGAAAAACTTTCCATCTGAATCAGAGGTAAAAGTTGATTTTCTTGAAACAATATTCTCACCGTATATATAATCTTTCCTTGAGTCGAACTCTATTTTTGCACCTTCAACAGCAACACCTGAGTTATTAACCACTCTTCCAACAACCATACAGCTAGTTATTACATCGCCCTCATAAAAATAATCATATCCAATTTCTGTATATTCTATTTCTGGTGTCGTTTTGCCAGTATCAGAGTGTAAAAATACTCTTAAATACAATGCATAATCTGGAGAAACTGGAAGTGACATAATTTCTAATGCTGCAATTATTTCTGCTGCGCTGTTTGACTCTGCATAAGTTCCATCTGATTCAGCAACTCCACCATCAAGCCAATAATATATGTTATTAATTCTTATTTGATACTTTAGTTCATCGTTACCATTTTTAATCTCTTCTGTTAGTAAATCATTTATTGCAACCATAAATAATGGTGACTTAGTTTCTACTACTGGATTATCTTGAGGGTAAATTTGTCCAGTAACCTCAACTGAGAACTCATCAACTGAGGACATTGTATTTGTTTCTGGGAATATTACCGACCAAGGCACAACACCACCAGAAGCGTCTAAATCATCTAGGTGCATTGCTACATCTGCAAAGCTATTCGCCTGAGCATAAGAACCATTTGAAGCAACCCAAGCTGAACCATCCCAATATTTAAACCCGATTGTAAATCTTGGCAACCCTGTTTCTGTAACACTTGCATCATCAACGCTTTGAACAGTTCCAATTCCTGTATATATAAAATTCGGGCCATCAACTTTTGTTTCGGCATATATCTTATCTGCTATGGTGTAGCCTTTTGTGTAGCTAGTAGTGTAAAGAGCTGATGAATATAAAATAAAATTATCAAAAGAACCTTCTGATTGATTGTATATTGCCGGAGTAGCGCCTAGATAAAATCTACTTGCTAGACTTCCCCTCGTCCAAGCTCCTGCGCTTGATAAGGTTCCATGAAGTACCCCGTCGATAAAAATTCTAACGGTTCCTGCTGTAGAATTTATAACTAAGGCAAATTCATATTCAACACCTGATGTCGGACTCCAAGCAGGCCCAAAAGCAACTACGTTATATTTAACTACTCCTGCATTGTCGAATACCGCTAACCTTAATGTATTCCCAGAAGGGGAGTGTGTTATTCCTGCTCTGTCATTATTATTAGTTCCGTTATAATTCAGCATTACGTTTACATTCGCTGGAGGTGAACCAGTATAATTTGGAGTGTATAAAAATTTTATTGTTTCAATCGGACTTGTATTCGCAGTATAGTAAACACCTTGAGCGCCTGTACATACCATCTTCCCAGTTCCAAAAGTTGGCGAACCATTAAGAACACCGTTTACAGTATTACCCTTATTCCAAGTAAGGTCTTTTGTTGTCATTTTACCAGCGAAAACGCTATTTAATGGAGATTGATCTTTTTGCTGAACTTTTCCAGATACAAATTCAGCCTTTGCATTGTCATAAGTAAATCCAGCATCACTATCAAACGTCTGAGAAAAAATTCTATTAGGGTTATCAATTAATTTTAGCCTAGCCTTGTCGTTTAAGAACTCCACTTTTGCCGGATCAAAATTAAACTGTGCTGAGTCTGAGAATTTTATCTTTGTAGTTACGTTGCTCATTTATATACCCACTTTCTTTTTATTGGTTAATCTTACATGAACATTCCAATAGACATAGTCTGAAGTAACATTGAAAACACGATAAAGCTTATTATCAAACATATAAAATTTTTCAGATTTTTTGCAATTTTCATTATTTAAGTTAACATCAGTTTCAAGAGGTCTTGACTGTTTGCTTATATGTTTAAGCATAACGTCTCCCTCTTTTATAGTACCACCAGATTTAACTCTCATGGCATAGGCAAGGTCAACAACGTAAGGAGTAGGCAAAACTTGCTCTTTTACATCAGAATAAGTTCCATCTCCAATTTCTTCACCTGACCAAGTTCTAGTCAGAATATAAACTTTTGACTTGATAGCTCCGATCTCATCTCTAAGACCAAGAATATCATTGGTGCAACCTAAAACATCTTCTACAATACTAGACAACCGACACCACCTGAACCGACCTTACACCGATTAGGAATATCGAGAAGATTTGAAAGTTCCTGCAAGAGCCTTGAAAGCTCTTTTGTTTTTGAAGACCTTGTAACCTTTGTATCGAAATGAATATCACCAATTTGAGTAACAGAATCTTTTTTAGTCCCTGCTGATAGTTGGTCTTTTAGATTGTTTATCTTTTCAACCAGAGACAAAGCCTTGTCCTCAATGAATCCATTGTCAATTGAAAGCCTATCCCTAATAATACTATTGAAATTAGTATTACCATCAATGATGATACCACCAGTATGACATAGAGAGAATATAATGTTAAATTTATCCTCTTCAGAAAATGCCATTACTTATTCTTCTTTTTAGATACCTTTTTAGGCTCAACTTCAACTTCAGCTTTTACTTCTTCTTTGATCTCTTTTCCTTGAGAAGATCCCATTGCTTGTCTCTTAAGCTGATCTTCAAACTTCTGTCTTTTTTCGCCAGAAAGCTTATTAAGTTCAGCACCATGCTTATCAATTAGTTTCTTAAGTTCTTGATTATAAACTCTATGTCTTGAATAGTTCATTATTATTCCTTCAGTTTTATATTGGGGAGCTATTAACCCCCCAACTTATTAAGCACTAACAGTTGTAATACATTTTGCAATCTTTTTGTCAAGAGCATTAATTTTCTTGTCAAAAGATTTAACAGCATACCACTCGTTTGAAGTGACATAAATCTGTCTAGCTAGAATATCTTTATCAGAATCAAGCTCCATTTCTTGCTTATTCATAATACCGATAGCGTTTTCTTTTAGGATAAGCGCCTCATAAGTATCAGTTGAAGCAACTTGCGCTCCAGCAACAGTTGAATCAACAGAAACTAAAGCCATCCCTAAAAGTCTACCCTCAAACCCTTCTGTAAGATACATAGGATCGTTAGCGTCAGCTTTTAAGAATCCAGCAGTAGGATCATTTTGAAGATCAAGCATTTGAAGTGAATGCATAAAACAAACAACCGATTGCTTATGCTTATCACCAAAAGCTTTAACCTTTGCAGCGTTCAGACTTCTAACATTCATAGTATCAGTTGCAAGGGCAGCTTGATAACCAGTAGTAGTTGAAGTGTGCATTTCTGTTAATAGTTTAGCGTCAACTTTCTCAGCGTGAACTCTTGCAAGTTGTCTCTGAGCTTCAGCCATGATTCTGTCACCAGAAGCAGCCGATTTTTTAAATGATTTCTTAGTAAAACCAATTGCTTTAGCAACTTCAAATACAGTTGCAGAAAAGCTATCATCACTAAGTGAGTCAACAGTTAATACATCTAATTCAGCAGGCTCTTCAGCGTCACTGATTGCTTTAAAATATGGAAAGTTTACAGTAAGTCCAGATCCTTCAGCAGTTAATTGATTGTTTCTGATTGCATACTGACCATACACTAGGTACTTGTCAAAATATGCTTGAATATGGTCTGACCATACTTTAGGCTCAAATACGAAATCCGCAGCGACTGTTGCAGCTCCCGACACTCTTAATTTAAAAATATTTGTTTTCATAAATTAGCTCCTGCCATTAATTGTTTATAAAGTTCAGGCTTAGTTCTATAGAGAAGACTTTTTTGAGTCATTCCCATTTTGTTGAATTGCTCTTGAGTTACTTCGTCCGATGATTCATCTGGTTTTTTATCTCCAGCCCCATCTTTCTTAGTACTCGTATTAGCACTTCCTTTTGTTGGTACTGATTTAGAAACTATGTCACTAATCTTTTCTTCTGTAAGCTCTTCACCTTCCTCAAGAGAGTTAAGCGATTTACCCATTAAAAATTCAAAGTACTCTAAGTTTTCTTTACCAGAAATTCCATTCTCTAAAGCCAATTCAAGAATAGCACTTCTGGTTACAGCCGATTCGTAATTTCCTTGCAGAGCCTCTAGCTTCGCACTTGGATCTTCATCATCTTCACCGTCACCAAACATATTTTTAAGACCTGACTCGAACTTTTCCATTTTACTGGTTAAGTTATTGTTCGTTGTCCTATGCTTAGCATTTTCCGCTCTAAGATCTTTTAACATCTTTTGAGCTTCTTCAGGTAGTCCAGAAACTTCAAATTTCTTTGTACCTTGATCATTAGGATTGCCAGAACCCTTATCATCACCATTTCCATCTTCGTTAGTATCAACTGGTGGAGTACCAGACTCATCATCACCTTCATCGCCACTAACTCTTAATCTGAAAAAATTTAAAACTTGGTTACTAATCATTTCGTATCTCCTATGTATCGTAACTGGACATGTATTTCCTAGGCTTTCTAGTTGTTCCATTTAACTGTCCCATAATTGTTGCCCTAGATGCAGTTAAAACTCTAGATGCTTCTCTTATGGATTCTATAACAATAGTCTCTCCTGTTTCAAGGTTTTTTGCAATTACTTTCTTATTAGGTGTTGGATTGCCATGCTCTATATTTCTCAACTTAACATTATCAGATCTTTCAAGTAGTCTAATATTGTCAAATCCATAATTTTTTGAAGACTCAATTCTATCTACCTGACAACATATCCAATTCTCTTTCTTGCTATACTCTGCCAAGTACCAAGCGACAAAATCTATAGATGAGTAAATTCTTCTTATGCCTCGGCTTCCATAGCAGTAATACCTTGGATCTTTGGTGTTCCCACGCCTCTGCCCCTGATCCTTCCAGCTTTTATATGCTTTTTTAGTTATCGCCTCTTGATTCATATTCGCTCCGATAAGGTATAAGAATAGCCCTATCATTTGGTCTATTCGGTGGAGCCATAAATTTATAGGTTTTTTTACCATGTGTAAATACGAACATTTTATCAAGATCCACTATTAGATTTTCTTTATCCATCGCCTTCGAATCTTTGCCAGTTCTGCTATCAATCGGGTGATATAAGGTCTTCTTAAGATCAGGAAAATATTCTTCCTGTACTTGAGTAAAGCCCTTAAGTTTAGAGACATTATATATATTGTGTAATTCTGTTCTAACGATTCTTGCTAAGTGCCACTCTTGACCAGAATAGGCTTGCTGAATATCATATACAGCTTGGCTCATTGTTCTGCCTTGAATAAGAGATTGAGTAAGCACCGATTGAAATAACTTTCTTACGTTGTCAGAATAACCATTAATACTCGATTCATATTGATTAAATAGAAAGTTATCTTTTTCAGTTGAATCTAATATTGCGTCAACTGGTACTGGTCTTGTTATACCATTAAAATAAGACTCAAATCCGTTTATCTCTTTAGCTGAATCTTCAACACCTTGTTCAAATAGTGTATCGAATCCAAAATTTAATATGGGATTTAGTCTTGAATTTAGTACTTGCAATGATTGCTCAATAATTCTTAAACTTGACTGAAGCTTAGCCTCAGTAAAAGTATTATCTTGGGCCATTAATAATCTATCTCTTATTTGAGCAATTGCTAGTCGATAATGCTTAGCAAGTTTCCTAGCTTGGGATATTTCAAGCCCCTCAAGCCTTGCGGTATTTCTTTCTAGCAAAGAGATTGAATCTATTTCGTTGAAGAATATCACAGTCTAAACCTTAGTTGTTTTTTTATAAATTTAGTTGCTAGATCAGCAGCAGTTCTTTTTACACTATCAGGTATTCTTATTTTAGGTCTTGGAATCCCTGCGCCCCTTGCAAATGCAGTAAGTAGTAATGTTGAACTTGCTACAGCGGCAAACTCTCTTCCAGCCTCTTGCTTTAATGTAGGCTTGTTAGCTCCAAAAGCTTCAATACCTTTTGTAATACCTAATGATAGTAATGCAGTTGATGCTACACCAAATAAAGATTTACTCTTGAATCCAAACTTAGATATTCTTCGGGCTTTCTTAAATCCCTTTCCAACAGTATCAACACCTTTAGGAAGTTTAACACCTTTGACTTCGTTAAGAAAATCAAACGATTGCTGAGAAACCTTCTCTGCTCTTTTTACTGACTTTCCAGAAAAGAAACCACCCCCAGCGGCAACGGCAACACCAGCCGCAGAAAATACACCAGCTTGTACTGCTGGCTTATCAATTGTTTTAATTTTTTTCTTGCTAGATTTTTGACTCTTTCCTATTGGAACGATTCTGCCTCTAATCCTAACAAATCTTACGTCTTGGCTCATAGCTTAATCTTTCCAGCTTTTCTTATAAATCTAATGACACTCATAAATACTCCTAAAATCCAAATGTGTTAAATTGTTGTTGACTATTAACCTTCTGTACTTCTAGCTCAAAATCTTCAACTCCAAAATCTACACCTTGCGATTGAATCCATCTTAATGCCGTATCTCTTGATATTATATTACCGCTTGCAGCTTGTAGCGCTAGTGAAACTATTTGTTGTTGATCTTGAGTAGTTAATTCAAATATTGGCGGCCATGTCGCTTTAGCTCTTAGGTTAACTGGCATCCATCTTTTAGGTATTACAAATTCAGTTTCAAATCCCTGAAGACCAAGAAGAACTATTGAAGTCGAAATCTTTTCTAATAAAGAAATCATTCCCTTTTCTGTCCAAGGTCTTAACTCATTAACAAGCTCAACCACTGGAGCCATTAACTGTTCTAGTGCCTTTCCAGACTGAGCATTTCCAACCATCTTTTCTGGATCATGTAAAACGATCCTAGCAATATGCTGGAATAACTTTAAATAATCGTCACGTTGCTCTTTAGCTGCACTTACTCCAGCGCCTCCGATTTCAAGAAACTCTGCTTTACCATCGCGACCAAGAAGCCATGTTTTAGAAGCTGATTTAATTAAGTTTTCAGCATCTTCAGAGTCTAGCCCTGTAATAGCAAGTTGCGGCTCAGTTCCGTAGGATACAGCTTTATCAGATTGAGATAGATTGTAGTTTAGACAATCAATAAAATCTCTCATCATATAAATTATAGGCTCTTCTTCACCTTCAGCAGAGTTTTGATTTTCACCAATACGAAACCACTCGCCCTGAACGAATCCCATTTCGTGAACTGCAAAATCTACAACTTCAAATTCAGGTGTTTCATTTTCTTTATATTCTGGATTGTCATATAAGGTATCTGCATTTCTATCAAGCATTAACCTAAACCATCTCTTAATCTGTTTACCAGTTTGAGGATCTACTTCGTTAGTCGTATATATATATTTAATTTCAACAGAATTTAATAAACCAGCATCATCAAAATCAGGGTAACAATGATTTGAGTTATACTTGATTAAATTAAGCTTACCATCAGTAAACTTGTATCTCATAAATGCAGACGTTCTCAGTATTAAATCTTTTGAGAGTCCAAGCATCTTAGCTTTAAAATATGAATTAGGAATAAGTATGTTATTTAAAAAATAATCAGCCTCTTCATCTTCTTCAATGCTAAATTTTGGGAACGTAGAAGCCCCGACCAACTTACTAGACATTCTATCTTGAAATATCTTAGCAAATGGAAATATAATTTTAGGCTTTCTATCCTTCATCTTTACATACGAGTCAGTATCAGAGCAAACAGAATCATCCCACTCGGCTTTTCCAGCATACTGCGTTCCGCTTAAATACATATCAACTGACTTTAAAATATCAGATCTATGATGTTTACCTTTTAGACCAAAGCCAGAATCGCCTTGAGTTACCCCAAGATTATTAGCTGCTCTTTTCTCTGAACGTGACTTACCAAAAAATCTACGTCCACCATTCATGTATTGTTTTCCGTTTCCGTTCATCATTTAACCTTTATAGGGATTATACGCCCATTTCTTCTTATAAATCTAACTTTTGTTTTTCCGCGATTCGATATATCTTTATGTAGCTGCTTACTAGACTTTTTCTTCTTGTTTAAAACTTCCATAGCCATTTGCTTTCTAGTCTTTTTTAGATCTTTTAGATTTTTCCCTACCGATTCTCTCTGGAATACCATTTTATTGCCCTGAATAAAACTAGCCTCTCCAGAACCTTCAACAGCATTGGATACTTGATACTTGCTAAGCCCTCTCTTCAATATGTTGTGAGATTTCTTTTCTGGAGGAGTCTTAGAGAACTTTCTGAATCCTTTTTTTACTATATCTTTTTGATCTTCGATTTCTTTTAGTTTTTGCTTTAATCCAAATCTTTCAACGAATCCTTTTATCTCTTCTGATCCAGCGCCACCTAAATCATTTAGTTTTTTTGTGTGTACTTTCTTCATTCCTAGAACTTCATTTAGGGCGCTTAGCCCCATATTGTGTTTTACTTTATCTGCTTGCTTTGCAAGCGTATCATCAATATCAGACTTTATTGAACCACACCAAATTGTCGCGGCTTTTTAAATAACTTATTCCTGAAGAATATATCTTTTCTTGCTTTTTTATTTATTCCAGCCAATTTCTTTAGATCGTCAATTGATCTTTGAACTTGCCCTATCGATTTAATGTCAAAAAAAGCGAAACGCTTTAAAAACTTTGCCATTATTTTTTAATCCCTATTGGTATAATTCGCCCATTGCGTCTTATGAATTTTATTCTCTTAATCTCTTGTTCAGCTTTTATTATAGTCTTTACTTGCTTCTTTCTAAGTTTTTTCATTTTCTTTAATCCACTTGGCCCATACTTTAAGCCCTGTGCAGTTTGCATACCAGCCAATAACTTTGCCTGATCCTTCTCGAATCCAGTTGCAATGGAATCTACAAATTGCTGCTTACCAAGAGAATTACCACCCTTCCTTGCTTTATGTCCTGCTGGAAGAGAGTCTATTTTTGCCTTGAAGTTTTTTCTACTAGCCTTGAAGCTATTTAAGGCAGACTTTGTGCTATCAATAGCATCATTAGTCCCTTTCAATCCTTGCTTCTTGAGCTTCAATAAGAATTGTAATCTAGACAGCTTCTTTCCAAAACCCATTAGTAAGCCAAATCCTTAATCTTTTCAAGATTAGAAGCATAGTCAGAAAAAGGAGATTGATTAAAAGCTACTTGCCATTTATCCCAATCTTTTTCATCTACATCATAGACATACTCAGCCTTACCTCTTGATATTTTAATCACCTCAATTGGGTGAATATCTTGAAGCCTCATGTAAGCACAAAATTTAATATTTCTTGTTTTCATTTAATCCCTTAAATTAGAAGCTCTTCCATGAGCAGATATATCATCCATGAAAACCAGTACGACTTAACGCACCAACCTTATACTTATTCTGCACTAATCCCCAAAGCATTTCAAGTGCATCGGGGCAATCGTCATGCACCGCTTTGGGAAAGTCGTAAAGTTGATTCATAAATTCCGTACTAATCTTGTCTTTGTTAAATAAGATATGTCCATGAAAAACTTTAGGCTCTAAAGAGTATATCCGCTTTTCCTTATTATCGTGAAGATCAATATCATAAAACTTGATAGTGACCCTCTTTTTCATTTCTTTTTCAATTCTATCACGTTCTGATCTTATGTTATCAATAATAAGATTTCTGAACAAGTTAGTTTCGACACCAAACTTATGATAGTTGTATTGCTCATTTAATTCAAATATCTTCTTAATAAAAACTGATGGTGGTACTCGCTTGGTAAAATCAGAGTCAACGAATAGCCTTTTCTTTTGATCTACATAACCAGAAGGAATACAGGTATAATCGACGTTTCGGGTAGAGGATACTTTTTTTTGACCAGTTGAAGGATCAATTGCACCGTAAGCGGTTAGGGCTTGCCAAGGTATTAGTACACCAGTTCGCTCAATTATTAGACCATGTTCCGATTCAGTATACCACCAAATATCGTCTGGAGTGAAAACCTTATCTTCATCAGACATTGGAGAGTTTTGCTTTTCTTTCATGAAGGATCTCATACCAGTTTCAATAATTTCTTCTTGAAGAGTATAATACGGCTCTTTCTCCGGCCATAACACTTCGACTTCTTCTAGCATTTCAGCTTCGTTATCTTCATAAAACTTCTTGGCATCTTCTAGGCGATTTTCATTATCAAGATTTGTGTATATAGCTTTCCAATCATCCCAAGGCTTTTTATTCTTGGCCCACGAAATAATCGCTTTGTATTCTCTAGCTTTGTATCTTGGATTAGTTAATAAGTTGCGCAGGAGTGAACGCATATGTAAAATAGTACCAACGATTTCAATATTGGTTTGCTCATCACCGATCTTAGATACAACATCAAAATACCAGTGTTCCATTTTCTCTCTGAGCATTTCATTTTCAACCGATTGAGAATGTTCAATATCATCAAGTATGATCTTCGATGGTCTACTGTCACGATACCTGATTCCTCGCATTTCCGTACCAGAACCCATCGCAAGTAAACGGCATGAATAAGATCCAGACTGAGCAATAAAGTCCGTTGAACCAACCTTTCTACCCTGTATAAGTCTACCATAAACAGTAATAAGCAATTCATTAGTAATGAGTTCGGCTTGAATATCTTTGAGCTTTTGTACTGACTGAGCCTCCGTATTGGATAAGATGACAATGAACTTTTCCAGCTGATAACAAAGGTCATGTATCGGCTTGAACAACACTTTAACCGTACTTTTTGCGAATCCTCTAGGAGCGGCACTACTGCGCCTAACTCCGCGTTCACCAAATTTGTAATCTCGAAATGTATCATAGTGAAAAGCGTTGAAAGGGAACCCACAATAATGTGGAAAGAAGATACAAGCAAAGGCTTCAATATCTGAGCGACACCGAAAATAAATCGAATCGTAAAAGGCATCGATTTTATTCTCATTTCGTAAATTTTGTAAGTGACTCAAGAATTGACTCAGCGTTAGCTTCTCTATTTCCTGAATTATCTTCTGGCTTGCTTTCATAAGCTCCTGTTAGTCTAGCTAGTTCTTGAAGAGCTTT